TTAGTAGTTTCATACGTCAGTCCTCTAATTAGCTGCCAATAGTTGATTTTTTATTAGCTGCTTGCTCTGGCTTGCCCTTTTTCTCAGCGCCGTGGCCAGGTTGTGATGCCATTTTAGTAGCACCGTTACCGCCTGGAACGTTAACATTCCCTGCGTCATCTTCAGTGGTTGTTGGTTTAGCTAAACCGCCAGCTGTACCGCCGTTGTCGGCTGTGCCGCCTTTTGCGATATTTGCTGATGTACCACCCATATCATTTTTGCCAGCTACTGGTGATTTTGCGTTTGCGCCGTTGTCACCTTTCTTTGGCTCGTCTGACATTTTTGTTACGTATTCACGCATGATTTCTGTTTCTGACTTTGGCATTTTTGACTCTTCGACTTCTTCGTCAGATGCTTCAAACGCTTCCATTTCTTCTTCGTCGTCGTCACCTTCTTCTGAATCCATGTCCATTGGCATATCCATGTCCATATCCATGTCCATATCATCTTCGCCGCCTTCTTCGTCACCCATTAGTGCTTCAAATTCAGCTTTTAGTGCTTCTAGTTCATCTTCTAGGTCTGCAACACGATCTTCTACATCGCCTTCGTCGTCGTCCATACCCATGTCGTCATCGCCGCCCATGTCCATGTCCATATCGTCGCCTGCGTCTGGCATTTCAATATCCATTCCTAGGTCATCTGCTGGATCACCTTCGTCAAAGATACCTTCTTCAACTTCTTCGTCAGTTGCTTCATCTAGGTCATCTTCTGACTCATCAACTTCTTCGTCAGTTGCTTCGTCTAGATCTTCCTCTGACTCATCTACTTCTTCATCAGTAGCTTCGTCTACTTCTTCTTCTGTTTCTTCAGATAGAAGTGTTTCGTAAATATCACGTGATTTTTCTACCACGATTTCATGGAAAAGCTCTTCTGCACCTTCGCGATCTTCGTTCACTAGGCGCTCAAGCATTTCTTCAAACTTGTTGCGATCAGTCATGTCATTCTCCTTCTTTGTCAAGGCTGTCAATTATATTTACACTTTATTGGAAATATACGCTTAAAATGGGGTCAAAACTGCACATTTTATAATATGTGCAGGTATCAAGCGAAAGTTTTCCTAAAAACTTCGCTTGTAATATGTTCAAAATTGTGTAATCCTTTCAGATAATCAGGAACAAAAAAGTCTTCTTTAGGAACTACTCGAACGTATTTAGTCTTTGGAAACATATTTGCACACAGCATAGTTTGCCTAGTCCAATTGCCATAATACGTTGCTCTGTCATTGGTTTGTTTGTAGTTTCTTGAACCTGCATATAGATTGTTTACTTTTTCTTGCTTGTCACCTAATCCAACATAATCAAATCCTAAAACATATATTGTTCTGTATCCATGTTGGCTTGCAAGTAGCATTGCAGTAGGTCCACTACTCCAACCTTTATTAGGTTCCATTAATTTAATTCCAGCAGTTTTTTGTGTAAGTTTGTTAGCGTTACTCCAAACATTATATTGTAATTGATACTTTGTTTCTGATATTTCAATTATCATTTTTGTATCAACTGCAACTAAATGGTCAGGTGCAAATTCTCTATACAGTGCATTGCATCCGTATACTTTTCCGTGTTTTTTCAAAGGTTCTAATGGTATATGTTTACGGCTTGTGCCGTTACCTAACACAAAGGCTATGTTGCTCATTAAATTCCGCCGGCTGCTGCCTGTGCTGCTAATCCGTACATTTGTCTAATGAAGTTTAATTCTTTTTCGCTTTCAACTTTGTGATTATCACTTGCTTTACGTGCTTTGTTTATATCTTTAAGTGTTAATCTACTTTTACGTTCGTCGTCAACTTTAATCACACTTTTATCGTCTTCTGCATCATAGGTATGATCCTCAACAGGTTCCATTGTTTTATCATCAAAGTAATATAGTTCACGTAGTATCATATTATTATTTATATAGTTTGCGCCGGATTAGCTGAGGGCGCCGCTCCTAAATCATTTTCTGTATTTGTTGCCGGTGCTTCTCCAGTGCCGCCATCAATGCCGCCCAAGTCACCACCTAAATCAGTTTCAAGTCCACCTGCGTCTCCAGCTAGGTCAGCACCGCTGAGTCCAGCCATACGCATTTCACCACCTAAGTCATCTGTAACTAGATCAGTTAGGTTCTCATCATTCTCTTCTCTCCATAGACGTTCGTTGTCAGCAATCTCCTCTTCGCTAAGTCCTAAGAAACGTGACATAGCAAATCTATTTGAAATATAAGGTATAGCAGCCATTTGTGTAAACGTTCCTATTCTGTTGTTGTCAAGTTCTGCTTGTCTATATGCTGCGAAGTTTTGCGGTGGTGTAAGTTTTAAGTCAAACATTGAATAATCAATGTTTGCACCTTTGGAACGCAAATACAATTTGAATTCTCTATTGAAAACTTCTTCAACGTTTGCTTGTAGTCTTTGACAATAATTGTTGAATCTTAATTCTTGAATGTATGCTGTGCCCACTCGCCCGTCATTGTATTGTGATGCACCATCATCAGCCCCAGTAGGAAGGTAGCTTGAAGGAATACGCAAACCCCTAACCAATTTGTTGGTGAAGTATCTAAGATCATCAATCTCTCCTAAGTTTGTGCCACCTGGTAGAGTTTCAACTTTTGATCCACGCCCTTCAGCAGTTTGTGGAAAGAAGTAGTCTTCGTTGATTGACAGTGGATTATATGATGAGTCTATAACATTTGTGCCACCACCTGTCTTGGATGGGATTCGTCTTTGATGTATTTCCGTTTTAACACGCTCCACAAACTGCATAGCAAGGTGCGAAGGCATGTTGCCCACATCAACGTAGAATACTCTGCGCTCTGGCGCACGTTGGACACGATAGATAATAATCGCATCTTCTAATAATTCTTTTTGCTTGTAAACTTTGAAAATACTTTCAAGCAAACTGTTGCCAAATGGATAGTTTTGATCAAGTCCTTCGCTCATTGACAAATGAACAACGTGTTGAGCATCAACATAGGTTTCATCTTGTTCTGTTGCAAATCTACTTGTGTTTCCACTTGGTGTATGATTGTTACCAGTCATACCTTGTTGTTTAACTTGTTGATAACCATTGGTGCCACCTGGACCATAACTGTTTTGTGTGTTAAGAGGTGTTGCACTTAGGTTTTCAAATACAAAGTTTAGATTTTTTACAACATATTGCTCTGGCTGTTTGCCTTCGCTTTCGTTAACAATAATTTTTGTAACTTGACTTGGATCTACATGAAACCACTTTTGTGTTTCTGGATCACGAATAAAAAATTGGTCGCCATACTTGAAAGTATTGCGCATAACACGGAACATACGTGTTTCAAATTGATTTAATTTACACCATTGTTGTAAGTACTGTCCAAGAACTTGCACTTCACTATTTGTCGCTTTTCCATTGAAATGAATACTAAAGTGTGTGTTGTTTTGTTTGTTTTTCTGTGTTGTAAATTCGCCTAAAATATCTAATGCAGCATTAACTTCACTGTCACTATCCATTGTATTGTATTGATTATAACGTTCAATACGATTAGGTGACCCAACATAAACATCAGGCAAATGCGACGAATAGTTAGCCGCAGCAGGCCCTGGATTGCCCATTCCTTTTAAGCTAAACGGGCTATAACTACCGCTTCTGTTGTCTGCTGTTGGAACTGGTGTAAAATATTTTTTCCAACTCATGCGCCTATTCCTCTTAACATATTACCTTGTAACCCTCGTGTTGCTTTGAATGTTCTTTGTGCTGTACGACTTGATCCTACTTCAACATTTACCAATTGCGATAACAACCCAATCATAGCATCAAACTTAGGTTCTAAATTTCCATAACTTGTAGTATTACTTATGCTACTTTGCGCTTGTTCATTCTGAGTTTGAACATTTGTATCCAATGCTCTAATAGATTTCATTAGATTGTCCATTACACCCATGCTAGTCCTAGCACTCATAACTTGTGCAGGTCCTGCAATAAATTCTGCACCAGCTTCGCCGACCATTCCAATTTCACCTGGACGAATTCTACCGCCTTCGGCAAATCCTCTTGGAGCAGCTCCTGTGCGTTGGTATTCTGCTACTCTTGCATTTGTAAATGCTTGTGCGCTGGCTTGTATTGCTGAATTCAGTTCTGCTCTAGTTGCTTCAATCTCTTGTCCAAGTGCTTCAGCTTGTTGAGTTTGACCAGTCATTACCGCTTCGTTTTGTCTTGCGGTTAATTGTGCAAGTTGCTGTTCAGCATCTACTACTGCTTGATTAGCTGCATCAACTCTTGCTGCAAGTTCTTCTTCTGTGGCTGCTAATGCTTGTGTTGTAGCATCAATTTCTTCTGCTGTTCCATCTGCTACTGCTGCACCTATGGATTCAGCTGCTGCACCTGTTGCATCAACGTTGGCTTGGTCACCTGCTTCTATCAAATTAGGAACTGATGCGTTTAATATTCCTCTATCTCCTGATACAGCATCGAATAAACTGTTAACTCCACTTGTAAGTTGTCTTGCAATCTCACTTGCAGGAGGAAGTTTATCTAAGAACATATCAATACCCTGCACAGCCATTGATTCTAGTCTTGGCAACACTTCAGTGGTTGCTGCAATAGTGAACTCTCTTAGTGCTTCTTGCATTTGGATTGTTTTATCAAGCAGTCCACCTGTGGCTTGCATTTGTCTTACTTGTTCTTCTGATATTTGTGTTTGAAGATTTTGTATAGTTTGAGTTGCTGATTCTTGACCTTCAGCACTTGCATCAACTGCATTTGCAAAGTTATAACTGCTTTCATATGCACTTGCCATAGCATCAGCAACACCGCTCAATCCACTTTGCATAGCCATTGTTCTAGCTTCGTCAGTTTTTAAGTTTTCAAGGAAAGCACCTTGTGCGCCTGTAAGCGAATTATTAAAAGAACTAAAGTCATTGCTGTTCATGCCTTGACGGAAACTTGCAACAGTTGATTCAAATTCGTCAGCACTACCACCTAATGCAATAAATGCATTACGTGTATCTTCAGTAATCGGAGCACCACGTATTAACAAGTCTTGGAACAGTGATTCAAACTGAGGACCCATAGTGTCTCTAATCTTCTGAGTAGCCAACATAAACTGTTCTTGAGTTTCAGCACTTTGCCCCATTAAGAAGGCTTGTACGTCACCTTCTCTACGTCTTGCTTTCATTTCGTCAGCAAGTTCTTTTCTTTGCTTACCAGTAAGTTTTGCAAGTCCATCTAGTTGAACAGCAAATTGTCTTGCACTAGCAACTTGTGCGTCTGTGCTTCTTGTTCTGTTCAGTCCATCTTGTTGTGCTAATTCATTGTAGACCAACAGTGTTTCGTTAATATCAGCAGCAGTATAACCTAATCTACGCAGTTCAGTACCAGCAGGACTGTCTAACATTGATTTACTAAATCTATTGAAACGTGATATTGCTAGATCTGTTGTGCCACCAAATGTTCTTAAACCTTCAGCATTGTTCATCAACATGTCAGTCATGTCTTTGACACTCATGCCCATTTCAGCAGCAGCAATTTTAATATTTGACATTTCTTTGCCAAAGGTTGCACCAATGCCGCTTAGTGTTTGATATTCCTGTAAACTTTCTTCAGCAAACTTGGTTAAACCGTTGATAACTTTACCAAACTCACCAAGTATTTTACTGTTACCAGCTAATGCACCTGTATATGCACTTAAACTTTGGTTAGCATTAAGCAGTTCCCCGGCCATAGCAATGCCGGCACTAGCAGCACCCCTAAGTTCTCTACCAAAGAAATTAGCCGCTCCGCCTAAACTTCGTAACAGGTCACCTTCTTCTGCCAAAAGTATATCTCCGCAATAAAAATACCCATAAATATACGGGTATTGTATTTATCCTAAGGAAATAATCATGGAATTAACTAAAGAAA